AGAACAACCGGAAAGATATTAGGACAGATATGTTTAGGTTCTGATATTACATCTTTAGGAGTAAGAGACGAATATATTGGTTGGAATAAAGAGGATAAATTTAAAAAAGGTAAACTAAATTGTACAACAATTGCTACAACAATTGTATCGACTCAACCATTTGGATATAATTTTTTAGGTGGTAAATTGATAGCAGCATTAGCAACTGCACCTGAAATCAGACAGTATTGGAAACAAAAATATGATAATATTCTAATAGGTGTTGGTACTACTTCTCTTTATGGTATTCATTCACAATATAATGGTATACCTCATTTTAAAACTTTAGGAGAATCTAAGGGTAAAATTTCTTTAAAGCCAGATGATAAAGTTTATGACCCTTGGCATCAATGGTTAAAAGAAAATCGTGCAGAATGGTATAAAAAAAATATTATGGATGAGAGAGCACGTAATGGTGCTAATATGGGTTATGAAAGAAATGGACCTGTAAGTGGTATTAAACAAAAAATTATACAAGCAATTTATAAGGAATTTGGAATTAAAAGCAATACATATGACCACGGATTTCAAAGAGGTGTATATTTTGCACAAATGTATGAGAATGGTAATGATTTCCTTTGTGATAAAATTACTGAAGATAAATTAGTTATAAAAGATAAATTTCAGAAAGGTAATGAATACACAATCGCTTGGTGGAAAGATAAAGCAATAAAGAGATATAATAAATTGTATGAAGAAAATAAAATAAAACCAGAGGTATTATTTTATGTAGATGCAATCGGATTGAATTGGGAACAAATGAAAGATAAATACTTAAAAGAAGTGGGTAGATAAAATATGTATCAAAACATTTATTACGAAAGGCAAAAAAACTTAATCCATTTGTGGGACGATGAAAGGGGATATACAACTTTTCCATATCGTAAGTATGCATATAAAAAAGACCTAAACGGGCAATATCGTTCTATGAATGGTGATAAGTTGAGTAAGATTGGGAAGTGGGAAAAGGATGAAGTTGATGAATTATTTGAAAGTGATGTGCCGGAAACTACAAGGGTATTAGTGGATATATATAATACTGATATACCTTCTACGGGTCATAGAGTAATGACATTTGATATTGAAATCGAAATGGTATCAGGTCTACCAAACACAAAAGAAGCAGAAAACGAAATCACAGCAATTGCGGCACATGATAGTGTGACTAAATTGTTTGATGTTTTTGTATTAGATAAAGAAAAAAAAGTTAAAAAAAATGGAAACAAATTTAGTAAAGATGGCAGAGAGGTTAATGTTCACATTTTTGATAACGAGAAAAATCTCTTATTTGCTTTCCTTAATTATTACCAAGAAGTTGACCCGTCTATTCTTACGGGGTGGAATATAGATTTCTTTGATATTCCATATCTTTATAATCGTATTAAAAATGTATGTGGGGAAGGGCATGCTAAAAGATTATCTCGTATCGGACAATGTTTTTATTCACCTTACAGAGATAAATGGAGCTTTGGTGGTGTATCAATTTTAGATTATATAAACCTATACAAACAATATAATTATGGTTTAGAAAGTTCTTATACACTAAATCATATCGCAACAAAAGAATTGGGTAGAGGTAAAGTAGAATACGAAGGTAGTTTGGATGACCTTTTTGAAAACAATTTAGAAAAGTTTATTGAGTATAACATTGTGGATGTGGACTTAGTAGTAGCAATGGATGATAAATTAAAGTTTATTGAATTGTGTAAAGCAATCTGTCACGCTGGTTATGTACCCTACGAAGATTACATTTATTCATCTAAGTGGTTAGAAGGTGCATGTTTATCGTATCTTAAAACAAAGGGATTGGTAGCAACTAATAAACCAAAAGACCGAAAGGAAAGAATGCAGGCACTACGTGATAATGATGAGGAGAAGTTCATTGGTGCATATGTAAAAGAGCCCATCGTTGGTAAGTATGATTGGATTTATGATTTGGATTTGACATCACTATATCCCTCAATTATTATGACACTTAATATATCGCCAGAAACAAAGATTGGTAAGATTAATAATTGGGATGCCGAAGCTTGGATTAAGGGTGAAGATGCCGGCACATATAAGATAATTGGTAAAAACGAAACATATGAATATACCCGAACAGAATTAGAGGAAGTAATTAAAGATAGTAATTTAGGTGTAGCAGCAAATGGGGTATTATATAATCAGGATAAGCCAGGTCTAATTGCAGATATACTTGATATGTGGTTTAAAAAAAGAGTTGAGTATAGAAAGTTGGAAAAGAAATATGGTGAAGAAGGAAATACAGACCAGTATGAGTTTTATGGTAAAAGACAGCATGTGCAGAAAATTCTTTTAAACTCAATGTATGGTGTATTGGGTTTGCCCGCATTTCGTTTTTATGATGTAGATAATGCAGAAGCGGTGACTCTGACCGGACAGGTAGTGATTAAGAAAACGGCGGAAATGGCAAATATAAAATATTGGAAAGAATTAGGAACAAAAGAGGATTACAATGTGTATATTGATACCGATTCAATTTATATGATGGCAGAACCTTTAGTAAAACATAGATACGCAGAATATAAAGAATTTGATGAAAACAGAATGGCACAAGAAGTAAATATAATTGCAGATGAAACACAATCATTCTTAAATAAATTCTATGATATTTTAGCAGAGAGATTTTTCTTTATACCAAAAGAGAAACATCGCTTTGAAATTAAGAAAGAGTATATTAGTAAAGCAGGGTTTTGGGTGGCAAAGAAGCGATATGCACAATGGATGATTTTGAAAAATGGCATTCCTTGTGATAAGTTGGACGTAAAAGGGTTGGATGTTGTAAGAAGTTCATTCCCCAAAGCATTTCAGGACTTTATGGCAAGAACCTTAAAGGACATTCTTATGGGTAAAACAAATGCTGATATAGACAAATCCTTATTAGATTTTAAAAAAGATATGATAAACCTACCAGTTAATAAAATTGCAAAGGGTGGAGCAATTAAAGAATTGAGTAAATATGATAGTGGTAATTGGCAAAAGGGAAAAGCAATTACAGAATTTGAGAAAGGAACACCCGCACACGTCAAAGCCGGAATAGCATATAACCGATTACTAAAATTCTTTGACTGTCCATATAAGCACGAACCAATTAGAGACGGTGATAAAGTAAAGTGGGTATATCTTAAAACAAATCCATTAGGATTAGAAGGAGTGGCGTTTAAGGATTACAATGACCCTAAAGAGATTACGGATTTTATTGAAACCTATATTGATAGAGATGAAATCTATAAAGCAGAATTAGAAAATAAAATTGATGATTTCTACAATGCGTTAAAGTGGGAGAAAGCATCAGTAGAGGCACAAACCGCTAAAAAGTTTTTTGCATTTTAGTTATGAGTAGAAGTTTAGACCATTATACAAAACAATCAAAAATCTTACCAATACGTGAGGATATAAATGTAAAAGACCAATTTGGTTTTTTACCACTTTCTATTATCAAACCAACAAAAGAAAGTAAAGAAAAGTGGAACGATGCTTATTTTGATGATGGCGAGATTGATATCCGCAAAATAAATGGTGGATATGTTAAAGGAGCGGGCGGCGGACCACAAAAGATGTCAGAGTTTCACGCCGGAGTTGCGGAAAATATTATTAGATATTGGTCAATGCCCGGTGCAAGAGTTGTTGACCCATTTGCAGGTAGAGTGACCCGTGCAGTTGTAACTACAAAATTAGGTAGAGAGTATTATGGTTATGAGATTACACCAAACACACATAGAAGAGCATTAGCACACTTTGATAGGTTAGGTATATCACCAACATTATATTTAGGTGATGGAACAAAATTGAGTAAAACGGAAGACAATTTTTCAGACTTAATTTTTACATGTCCACCATATTATAGTATTGAAAAATATGAAAGTGTTGAAGGACAATTAAGTGATAATAAATCATATTCCGATTTTATGAATGAAATAGATTTATGTGTTGAAAATTGTTTTAGAGTAGCAAAAGCCGGTTCGTTTTGTGTTTGGGTAGTAGCAGATTTTAGAGATAATGGAAATCTATTGAACTTTCACGGAGATACAATTCAATCATTTAAGAAAGCGGGTTGGTCACATCACGATATTATTATTATGGAAAATATATCACCATTTGCAACATTAACACAATATCAGGCTGCATGTAAAAGATATGTGCCAAAAACTCATGAATATATTTTGGTATTTCGTAAACCAGGAGAATATATTATTCCTTCATATTGTAAAGAAATTGAATATGAAATGGATAAAAAAGTTAAAAAGTTTTTTGCATTCTCATAAAAATTTCGTATATTTAACAAACATAAAATTTAAAACAAATGAACAAAAACAATTTATTAAGATTTATTCAAAAGTATTCTTTGGGAGGACTTATTGAATCCGTAGCATGGAACGCAGAAGGAACCAAATTATCAGTAAGATTTATTTCTGATGATAAAACCCTATTAGGTGAAGTAGAATTTAATGCATTTACTTCTAAACCATTTAATGTTGGTATCTATACAACATCATTACTCAAAAATATGATTGGTGTATTAGATAACGATATTACATTGAAAGTTGATAAAACAGGTGATAAAGCAGTTACACTAAAATTAAATTCAGATGATACTGAAACATCGTATCAGTTGGCCGATTTAGGTGTAATTCCACCCGTACCAGATTTAAAAGCATTACCTGATTTTGGTATTGAAATTGATATGACATCCCAAATGGTGGATAAATTTATTAAGGCAAAAGGTGCATTGAGTGATATTGATACATTTACAATCTTTACTGAAGGTGATGATTTAAAGTTAGCAATCGGTTATTCTTCAATATCAACAAATAGAGTCACCTTTACAGCGATTAAAGGATTTACAACCGAAGTTAAACCAATTTCATTTTCAGCAAAATATCTGAAAGAAATTCTTACTGCAAACAAAGAAGCAACTAATGCAAAATTAAAAGTATCAACCGATGGTTTATCACACGTTGAATTCCAAATCGATGACTTTGTATGTAAGTATTATTTAGTAGAAATTTCAAATTAAAAAAAACAAAAAATAAATTTATGAAAAACTTTTTATTAATTTTAGCGGTATTAATTACCACAAATGTATTTGGACAAAAATTCCAAAAATTAGAAGTAAACGTTGGTGCATCATTATTTGCTCCTATTACTAAAAATGTAACATGGAACGATAAAGGATGGGGACAACGAGTACAATTTGCTAAACCAAGAAATGATAAGTTTGCTTATCTATTAAACTTAGGCTTACAACAAAATAAAGGTGGTTATATCCAATTACCAGTTTTATTAGGTGCTAGGCATATTGTTTATAAACAATTATATGTGACATATGGTACAGGCGCTACATTTTTTAAAGATGAAAATGCTAAGTTTACACTAACAGCAGGTTGGGGATTTATTACTAAAAAAATAATTGTTGAACAATCTGTATTTAGAGCAACAAGAGCTAATTATACAACTTTAAATGTAACACATAATAACAATATTGGTATTACAGTATTATATAGATTATAAATAAAAACAAAAAAAATGGCAAAGACAGAACAATTAGAATTATTTCCAGCCGAAAAGGGTAGTTTAGAATTACCAGAGGTAAAACCAATAAAAGATGCCGAATGGTGTTTTCAATTTTTTAACAATGAGCCAGTAGTATTTGGTTGGCAAGGCGAAAATACTGAACCATCCCCATTAGTTTTACAATTACAACCTGTAGAAAGTGATGTATTAACATTTAAACAAAATGGAATGGAGTTTAGAATTTTTGCTAGACCTATCTCCGAAGATACTAAAAAAATAAGAAAGGAGCAGGATGAAAATAAAAATAAAGAAGCTTAACCCAAAAGCAGTAATTCCACAATACGCAAAGTATGGGGATGCCGGTGTAGATTTAATTGCAACATCAATTATATCAGATAAGCCCAACCAAATAACATATGGTATGGGCATTGCAATGGAAATACCAGAAGGATTTGTAGGATTAGTATTTCCACGTTCATCAATCAGAAAAACCGATTTAGTATTATCAAATTGTGTTGGTGTAATTGATAGTGGATATAGAGGTGAATTACAGGCTACATTCAATAAAATTAATCATCATTCAGTAAGAAAAGAAGATTATAAAATAGGTGATAGAATAGCACAAATTATAATCCTTCCATATCCACAAATAGAATTTACAGAAGTAGAAGTATTATCTAACACCGAAAGAGGCGAAGGCGGATTCGGTTCAACTGGAAATTAATATGAGTTTTTTCGCAAACGATATAAGCAAAAGAGAACATACTTTGTGGGTAGAGAAATATCGTCCACAAACACTTGCAGATTATGTAGGAAATGAGCAAGTAAAAGAAACAATCCAACAATATTTGGACACTAATGATATTCCACATCTATTGTTTTATGGTAAAGCGGGTACGGGTAAAACCACACTTGCAAAACTTATCGTAAATACAATTAAGTGTGATAGTATGATTATCAACGCATCTGATGAAAACAATGTGGACACCGTAAGAACAAAGGTAAAGAACTTCGCATCCTCAGTAGGTTTCGCAGGATTTAAAGTGATTATCCTTGATGAGTTTGATTATATGACTCCAAACGCACAGGCAATCCTTCGTAACCTAATGGAAACATTTAGTAAGCATTGCCGATTTATTTTGACTTGTAATTATATTGAGAAGATTATTGACCCTATTCAAAGCCGTTGTCAATCATTTGCAATTACTCCGCCAACTAAAAAGGGTGTGGCGATGCAAGTTAGTAAGATATTGGATGGAGAAAAGATTAAATATGATATTAAAAATGTTGCAGATATAATTAATTCATATTATCCAGATATTCGTAGAGTCCTAAACACTTGCCAATTACAATCCGCAAAAGGAGAATTAAAAGTAGACCATAAAGTAATGGTTGAATCAAATTTTCAGACTAAATTGATTGAATTATTAAAATCAAACGATGATAAACGTAATTTGTTTATGAAGATTAGACAGGCAGTTGCAGATAATCACTTAAACGATTATTCCGAAATGTATTCTATGTTATACGATAAAGTAGATGAGTATGCAGTAGGTAATACTGCAAATGTAATCCTAACTATTGCTGATGGTTTATCCAAAGATGCATTAGTAGTAGATAAAGAAATAGTTTTTATGAGTACAATTATTCAAATTTTAAATATTATAAAATAATGGAGCAAGGACAAGGAATGCCTATGAATTTTAAATTAACAGATGCAAGAGAAATGCTTTGTGAATGCGGTAATAATACATTTATGCCAGGGTTTAGATTTAGAAAAGTATCCCGCCTAATCACAGGTGGAGCAAAAGATAGTGTACTTCCTATCGAAATGTATCTTTGTACACAATGTGGAAAACCTTTACAAGACCTTCTTCCTGACGAATTAAAAGATAATAAAGTAATTGAATAATGGCAGCAAAAAAATTATTTGACCATTTAAATGCAATAACTGCAGAGCAAGACCCAAAATATTTTGACCGACTTTCTGAAGAGGATTTAAAATCATGGAGTAATTTTATGATTAATCGTTTTCTTTCTATGAAACCAGAGTGGGTTGAGTTGATTGCTACCTTACTTCCTTTAACACAAACCTTACAACCTAAAGAAATGTATAAGTTGTATATTAGTGTTATTCCAAAAGGTAAATACTTTTTAAAATATATCAAAGGTAAATCTGCAGATAAATATGAAAGTTTTTTAATTGATTTAATTAAAACAGATTTTCAATGTTCAGAAAAAGAAGCATTGGAATATATTGAAGTCCTTTATTCAACTAGGGAAGGTAGAGAAAATATTAAATACATTTGTGAAAAATATGGTACTGATAAAAAACAAATCACAAAGCTTAAATTAAAAATATAGTGTTCAATAAAAAATACCTAATAGCCAGCGGTTGTTCCTTTACAGAAGGACATATTTTAAAAGAAAAGGGGTCTTGGGCAACTTATTTTGCAAAAAATAATAATTTAACATTGGTAAATTTAGGTAAGGGTGGAGCCGGAAACGAATATATTATAAATAATACAATACAATATTCTATTATGAATAAAGAAATAGCAGATAATGCTATTTTTGGTATTCAGTTAAGTGAAGTTTTAAGAACTTTAGTTTGTTTAGATTTTCCAGATACAAATGGATACCCAAAATATACTCACCTAACACCTATGTCATTTATAGATGAGCAGCATTTTGATAATTGGAATTTTAATGTGTATCATAATAATTTTATTTATGAAAACAGATATTCATTGGCTCCATTTTTTATAAACATTACACATGCCGTATCTATAACAATTAATTCTTTAATTAATTTTATAAATTTTTGTGAAAAAAATAATTATCAGTATTTTATATTTGATGGTATAAACACTAATATTCCAGAAAAAACGAAAAATGGGTGGGGTTTAATTGGTAAGGCGGAAATTGATAATCATAAAGTAGAGGTTATGGAAAATTTACAAACTTTTGGTGAATTTAAAAATAACGGCCGACCTATAATCCATAAATCTATAATTGAATATTTACTTAATATAAAAAATTACATCAGAGATGTTCAATATAAGCAATATTTGATTGATATAGGAGATAATGAATATAACGATAGTAATTTTTATTTGAAAGATAATGTAGGCCATCCAAATGAATTAGGTTCAAAACTATGGGCAGAACATTTGCAACCAATTATAGAAGATTTATTTGGTAAAATAAATTAAATTGGTTATATTAGATATATGGCAAGAGTATCATTTTCACAATACAGCATGTGGAGTACATGTCCACATCAATATAAATTAGCATACATAGATGGATTATCAGAATCCGGTTCGAATATACATTCTATATTCGGAACAGCAATGCACGAAACCTTACAACACTATTTAGATAAGTGTTTACGAATATCGAAATCACAAGCCGATAAGATGATTGATTTAAAGGAGTATCTCAAAGAAAGAATGAGGGAAACTTACCTAAAAGAAGCTGAAGGTGAAATTGGTTCTACTATTTGCACAAAAGAGGAAATGGTAGAATTTTTACACGATGGTAATGTTTTACTAGATTGGTTTCAAAAATCTAAAAACTTTAATAAGTTCTTTTCGCTAAAGCATGATGAGTTAGTAGCAATTGAGCAACCAATTAATACAAAGATTGCAGAGGGGGTAAACTTTATGGGTTTTATTGATTTAATTATTAGAGATACATTTACAGGCAAATATCGTATTATAGATTTCAAAACATCTACTGCAGGTTGGAGTAAATATCAAAAATCAGACCCCGTCAAAAATTCACAAATACTACTTTACAAAAAGTTTTATGCGGAAATGATTGGTATTTCCGAAGATATGATAGATGTTGAATTTATTATATTAAAACGTAAAGTAACTGTAAGAGAAGATATACCAACACACCGAATAAGTAAACATATTCCTGCAAGTGGTAAACCATCTATAAATAAAGCGTGGGCTGGTTTCAAAGGATTTGTAGAGAGTGTATTTGATGAATCAGGTAATTACCGATTAAATACAAATTATATTAAAAAGCCAAGTAAACTTTGTGATTGGTGTGAATTTTTAGGAACGCATTGTGATGGTAAAAATTAAACTCAAACTATATATATTTAAAATAAGTTATGGCTAAAAAGAAAATTCTGTTACTCTCCGATGACCTTAGAATGGCTAGTGGTATCGCAAATGTTTCAAAGCAATTAGTATTAGGGACTGTTGATAAATATGATTGGGTACAATTGGGTGCAGCAATCAAACATCCGGAAGCTGGTAAAATAATGGATTTAAATGAGGACGTTCGTAAAAATACAGGTATATCAGATGCATCTGTCAAAATTTATCCCTTCGATGGTTATGGTAATCCAGATATCATACGTCAATTGATAATGGTAGAAAAACCTGATGCAATTCTACACTTTACTGACCCAAGATATTGGATTTGGTTATATGATATGGCACATGAAATTCGCCAATCAGTACCACTTTTCTTTTATCATATTTGGGATGATTTGCCAGACCCAAAATACAATAGAGATTATTACGAAAGTTGTGATTGGATTGGTTGTATTTCAAAACAAACTTATGGTATAACCCGTAGAGTTTGGGGATGGGATAAGGAAACATATTGGAAAAAGCCAGCCGATTGGCAAGTAAGTTATGTGCCACACGGAATTAATTCACAAGATTATAAACCCACAGATGTGCCGGAGGATTTTAAACAATCTATTTTTGGTGATAAAAAATACGATTTTGTACTTTATTGGTCCAATAGAAACATTCGTAGGAAACAACCAATGGATGCAATGTTAGCATTTGATTTATTTCGTAAAGGATTACCAGTAGATAAGCAGGATAAAGTTTGTATGGTAATGCATACTCAACCTGTGGATGAAAATGGAACTGATTTACCAAAATTTATAGAGCATTGTATACCTGATTCAAATATTATTTTTACAAGTAATCGTTTTTCAGAGCAACAATTAAATTATCTTTACAATCTTGCCGATGTAACAATTAATCTAGCGTCAAATGAAGGTTTTGGTTTAGCGACCGCAGAATCTGTAATGGCAGGAACACCTATTATTCTTAATGTATCAGGAGGTATGCAAGACCAGTGTGGATTTAGAGACACAACAGAAAAATTGTTTACTGCAGAAGATTATGTAAAAATAGGTTCTTTACACAAACGTGATTGGAAGGATAAAGTATCCTATGGAGAATGGGTAAAACCTATTTGGCCAGTACGTTCAGTAACAGGTTCAGTA